CCAGAATAATGTCTTGGCTGCCAACGCTTCCATCAAATGTAACCAACGGTTTGCCAGAAGCACTATTTCCAAAGATCTCCTCAGGCGCTGGTAAGCTAGTGTTCTGCACCTGACACAAGATGCCCGTCTGGAATCAAACGTGAGGTCAGGAGGCAAGTATCCCTAGCGAAAATCTCGGATGACGGTTGTCAGCCCAGAGCGGACCCACGGTCTTAGACGCGAGTTTGCGATAGCGGACCTTCACCGCGCCGCACGCGAACTGGCACACTGCGGACGGAGCACCAATTCGCTGCATGAGCGCCAACATTGGCTCTTACGAAACCCGCAGTGTCGAAAACGGTGGGTTTTGACCGCGTCTCTGAGCCAGCGTGGCGCGTTTGTTGCGATTCCGTTTCCCAATATTTACTTTCTGGATCGACGTTGCGTGGAACATTTAACCAGAAATAAAAGTCTCAATGAGGTGGGGTTTAGCCTATCCCCTGAGCGCCTTAGCCAACTCGGCTGCTTTCTTTCCTCCGAAGAGCACGCTTCCTACACCTATACCGATCAGCGGAGCACTAAAAAGACTGAATATGGCTGACGTGGACCCTATCAGGATCAACCTGTTGCCGCCATCAACTACCTCCGTCATGTTCTCCTCACACCACTGAACCACCTCCTGCTTAAAACTACGGAGGATACGGACCAAATCCTCCACCTTTTCGTCTGTAATTTCTGCCTCTTCGCCCGGGACTCTTGCCGAAAGTTGGTCGACCCTAATTAACACTTTATCGAATAGCTCAAGTTGTTGATCTCTCTCATTTACATCGACCTCACTTTCGACATTCCGACCTCTGACTCTTTCGCGTTCATGTGCGATCAATTCAGCAATAGCCCCCAATCCAAAATGGATATCTATCAGGCGCCCTTTAAGCGCCTCCTGAATAGAGCTTGCTGAAATTGTTGAAGTTGGACGAATATGCGATCCGTCTGGATAGGCGCGTCCGGCTTCCAGGCTCGAGTACGGGTCTACAACAACATCGCGACCGAATGTGGCACCAAAAGCCATATAGGTAGTTTCGGGGCTGACCAGCGTGACACCGCTTTGCATAGCACTCATGCGCTCCCGTTTTTGCCATAGGGCTTCTACATTGGCCTGAGACACTCTGTCGTTTACATCGAACGCTTCCTCTTCTTCACACGTTACACATGAGATATTTCCCTCTGTACGTAAGGCGATATCTATCACATCGCTTAGGAAGTATTCGCCCGCCGCGTTATTATTATTGATTTGTTGTAGAGCTTTAGACAAAGTTTCCCATTGGCCAGATAATAACCCGGAAAAGCACAAGCTGCTATCGAGTTCTGTGCTACTTGCATCCTTGAATGAAATAACCTTCGAAACACGCTTCGATTCGTCGATAATCACTCGGGAATGACGCCCTGGCTCTTTGGCGTGAAAGGAAAGCAACGCCATGTCGTTGCGTTCCGCCGCAGAGGCAAGCCTCTGGAGTGTTATTCCCGTAATCAAAGGAGCGTCTGCGTAATGGACAGTCACGACACCTCCGAAGCCGGATAAAGCGTCGGCCGCGGACATCACAGCATGGCCCGTGCCCAATTGCTCATCTTGTACTGAAATGATTGTGGTGGGATCAAACTGGGTCGCTGACCGAGCTATGTTGTTGGCGCCATCTCCGGAGCCGACAACGACTATAACTTTGGAGGGCTTTAGAGCTTGTGCTGAATTCATAGCATGATGGAGCAGCGGAGCGCCGCCTATTCTATGAAGTGCTTTGGCCGTCCGCGATTGCATCCGGGTTCCGTGACCTGCTGTTAGCAAAATAACTGCCTGCTCAGTGTTCGACATCTATCCTTCAACCCTGTTTGGAACGCCAGATCGGTGCTGGCATCATATGACCGAGATGTAGGAAGGTGAACTCTTTATTCAGCTTTCGATGAGGTGCTGGGTCTTGCGCACCAGCAGATCGGATATCAAAAGTCTCGCTTAGAAGAGTAACAAAAACGGGCTCGCTGCCGTCGTTCGCCGCAGTCTGCACGAAGGTCCTGTGTGGGTGGCTCCTGCATTGCAAGGGTTTTCTGGTGATATTTGCGGTCTTTTTAGTCAGTACAGTCGTGTGTCCGGCCTGTTTATGTGACGGCATTGTCGTCACTGGCCCTGATGAGTTCCGCGAGCGAGGTTCCATTCGGCTTATCGACCTCAGAGGGCCGCGGACCTTCCCGGAGTGTCCTTGCTCTTGGTTGACTTAATTCCGCATCATCACTTCAACGTCTTGCATCTCTTGGCAGTCAGCGCGGTTAGAACGCTGGCTGCCGGTATTCTTGTTTCTTTGTGAGCATGGCCCAAATGGCACGAGCCGCCTTGTTTGCCATTGCCGTTGTTGCCAATCGGAATGGTTTTTCGGCAATGATTTTGGCTGTCCAAAGATCAACCTTTTCCGGCGAACGCTTGGCCATGACAGCGCGCGACGTCATGCCGACTACCAACAATTTGCGAATGTACCGATCCCCTTTCTTGGTGATTTTCCCAAGTCGTTCCTTTCCTCCGCTGGATTTATTGAGCGGGGTTAGTCCGAGCCAAGCCGCCAGGTCACGGCCTGTTCGGAACTGATGGGCATCGCCAATGGTCGCGACAATCGCAGACGCCGTGATCGGGCCGATGCCCGGCATGCCCATCAACCGACGTGCATCTGTGCTGAGCAAAGCGTGTTGTTCAATCATCTTGGTATAGCCTGTGATGCGTTCACTCAGTCCAATGAACTGATAGCACTGCATTCCCAGCATGCCGTTGGCGATGTCGGGTATGTCTGGTTGATCACCATTGAGATGGCGCTTTGCAAAAGCTGTTACTGCTTCAACACCCAAGGGCAAAATGTGACCGAATTCGCGCAGCAAACTACGGATCATATTGGCCATCTGCGTGCGCTGTCGAACGGTGAGGTCGCGGGTGCGATGGATCGAGAGAACGGCCTGCTGGTCCTCAGTTTTGATTTTGACAAACCGCATTGTTGGCCGTCTGACAGCTTCGCAAATTGCCTCCGCATCAACCGCATCTGTTTTGCCGCGTTTGACATAGGGCTTCACGTAGTTCGCAGGCATCAGCCTTACATCGTGGCCGAGCTTGCGCAAAGTGCGCGCCCAGTGATGAGACGACCCGCAGGCTTCCATGCCAATTACGCAAGGGGGCAAAGTCTCGAAGAACGCAAGCAGCTTCGCGCGTTTGATTGCCTTATTGAAGATCACGCGGCCGTTCTCGGAAATACCGTGAACTTGAAAAACATCCTTGGCCAAATCGAGGCCGACTGTCTTTACTGACATTGGGTGGCTCCTTTCTTAGCAGTTGATGACAACTGCATTCTGGCACATTTGATGCTGGGGGAGCAGGAGCCATCCACCTCATCCGCTGTCGGGAAACGGGTCAAACTTTGCAAAGTTCTCTATCTGCGCATAGCTGCCGCTCGGACCTCCGTATGAACGTTGGAGGCGTGCCAGAAGCAGACTGGGAAGCTTGCGTCAGATGCAGAACACTAGGGCGCGCGCGACCTAGAGGCAGGTGATGCCCGCGCTGCGCCGTCCCCAGGCGCGAGGCGGCCATTTCACGCAGGAGGCAGGGTATGGCCGAGGAAATCGTTGATCTGAGCAACCCGAGCGTCGGCTTCAACGCGACAACCGGGTCTATCCGCACCGGATGGCCGCATGTCGTCCAGAGCCTGCAAGATATTTTCACCACGCAATTCGGCACCCGCGTTATGCGGGAATGGTATGGCTCTTTCGTGCCAAACTTGCTCGGGCGGATCATCACGCCCAACGAGGTGACGCCGTGGTTCTCTGCGGTCACGTCCGCAATCGAGCAGTGGGAGCCGAGATACCGGATCACGCGGATTGATGTGCAGCGCGCAACCCGCGACGGCCAGTTGCATTTTTTCCTGGAGGGCGAGTATCGCCCCCGGGCGATGTATGGCGATTTCTCTGTGGAGGGCGCGCGCAGGATCAGCGCCTATGCCAATCCTGACGGTGTATTCATCGAGCAGAGGATGCGCGCGCAATGAGCCGGTTTACTGCGATCAACCTGTCAGAAATGACCCCGCCGGATATTGTCGAGGAACTTGCCTTCGAGGCGATCCTGACAGACATGTGCGATGATCTGGTCGCGCGCTTTCCCCTGATCGAAGGTGTGATTGACCTAGAAAGCGAACCGGCGCGCAAGCTGCTTGAGGCATTTGCGTATCGCGAGATGCTCCTGCGGGCGCGGATTAATGACGCGGCCCGCGCGGTCATGGTCGCAAGCGCGACCGGCAATGACCTTGATCATCTGGCGGCCCTGTTCTCGGTGTCGCGCATGAGGGTCGAGGATGCGGCTGGCGATCTGGTCAATGAGAGCGACACGCGCCTGCGCCGCCGCGTTCAGCTTGCGCCGGATGCGTTCAGCGTTGCCGGGCCGAAAGGGGCCTATGTCTATCACGCGCTGACCCGGGCGGATTGGGCGCGTGACGCATCGGCGATCATGACCAAGCCGGGCCGCGTCCGCGTGTCTATCCTGCGGTCAGGGGATCAGCCCCGGCCCACACCTGACGAACTGGAGGTGATCAGGATGGCGCTCGTCGATAACGACGTGCGGCCATTGACGGATATGGTCGAGGTTCTTGCCCCGAATGTGTTTGAGGCCCGGATCAAGGCGACGATCACGCTCTATCCCGGGCCGGATCAGAACACGGTTCTCGCGGCGGCGCAGACGTCACTGACGGACTGGCTGGAGGCGAACCGGATGCTGGGCATGAACCTGCGCCGGTCCGCGATCTACTCCCGGCTGCACGTCGAGGGCGTTCACAGCGTCGATCTGATCGAGCCGGCAGAGGACTTGGTCCTGGGTGAGACGGGCGTCTACGCGATCAAGGAGGTCGTGTTGAAGCTGGCTTACAACCGCGACGAATAGGGGCGTTCGATGACACGGGAGACATTACTGCCGCTCAATCGGACGGCCTTTGAAGAGGCCGCCGATTTGACGGGCGCACAGATCGGCGAACTGCCGGTCGATATCCGGCTATTAAAGCAGCCGTATAACATCCCCGAGGCCAACCTGGCGTGGCTCTCATGGGGCCTGTCCGTCGATCTGTGGAAGCGGGAGTGGCCGGTTGAACAGAAGCGCGTCGTCACGGCGCGGTCGCTGCGGTTTCACGCGATCAAGGGCACGCAGACGGCAATCGAAGAGGCCCTGCGGATCATGGACATTGAGCCGCGCCGGTTCATTGTCCCGCCCGCAACGACCTACATGATGAACGCGCTTACGCCGGGCGAGCGGGAACGGTTCCTGAACCGCTTCGCGCAGCTTCGCATCTATCCGTTTGTGGCGCGCGGCATAGGCTGGGAGGGCGCGGCCTTCCTCGGGCACAACCGGGGCCTCGGCGAGATCGTCGCGGGGCCGGTCAATCCGGTCAATCTGGACGGGACGGAATGGACCCGGACGGCAACGCTCTGGGACAAGGGCGAGGAAACAACCCTGACCTTCCGCACGGTCACGCCGGAAAGCGTGGGCGACTTTGGCGCAAAGCAATTCGATGAGGTTGTCCTCGGGGCCAAGCCAACGGCTGCCATCCATCTGGACGCGCCCCCGAAGGCGGCACTCTACCTGATCGACGACTTCTCGGTGCGGCGTCGCGTGGTGCGTGTGTCGCGCGATGTGGAGTATCAGTATCGGCTCGGTCGGGAGGAATACACGACCTACTACCCGGATGGCGATCTGATCGACGTGCGCCCGAATTATATCGCGCAGACGCACCCGGCACAGGTATCCAGCCTGTTTCCCGGGCAGCGCCACGAGGAGGCCGAGAATACAGCGCGCATCATCGGCGCGCATTTGCCGCCGTCAATCGCGTGGCGGTATCTTTACGAGCGATGGCATATCCACGATCCGGACCGGATCATCGCGGACAGGGTGCGATCAACGCACCTTGGATACACGCGGCTCGGAATGCCCCCGTATCACGCGGAGGCCCGGGTTCGCATCAAGGGGCGGCAGTGGCCCCGGACGACAAGCACTTTTGTCGGCGGCTACTTCGTCAAAGCCGACCAGAGCAAGATCGAGGATGCGCGGCAGGCGGTCAACGTGGCGCGCTCACTGCGGGACAAAGTCTGGATCGACACAAAAACGTATCGCTGGCCGCAGGTCGGAGACAGGCTGCCATACGGCAGCATCAATCTTGGCGAATTCATCGGAGCCTGAAATGGAAAGCATTGTCATCTATCGCGACCGGCAGGAGTTGCAGTCCGCCGACATGAACAACGCGCAGGACTTTGCGCGCGAAAGCATGGATCACGTCGTCAAGGACGCGATTGATCCGGGGAAAGCCTATACCGGCTTTGCCGCCACCAAGACGGCGGCGACGGAGGTCACGCTGACTTCGGGCCGCCTCTACGCGGCAGGTGCTGTATTCGCCCGGCCGGAGGACGTGGTTGTCGATCTGTTCAATACGCTGCCGCTGGTCACAAGGAAGCGGGTCGCGATTGTCTGTTACGGGCAGGAGGTGGAGACGGACGTGCAGCCGCGCGACTTCCTGATCGACGCGCAGACGGGAACAACCGAGCCGCAGTCCGTGGCGATGGAAAACCTGCGCCGTGCAGAAATCAGCTCCGTGGCCGGGACCGAAAGCCCGGACCCGGCCTACCCGGCGGTGGCCGCGGGGATGACGGTGATCGCCTATATCCTGCTCGACACCAACGGCGTGATTTCCATTGAGCAGTGGAAGCCCACGCAACTTCCGAACCTGCGCGATCTCAGCAATCGCACCGGCGCGCTGGAAAACTGGCGCGGCCAGATCAGCGGGCAGGTTGACACGCTGCGCACCGATCTGTCCGCGCTTGCGGACAGCATGACAGGGTACGCGCTCAAATCCGACATTGTCTCGCTGACCGAGCAATTGGAGGAACTGCGCGAGGAGGTCTATGCGCCGGGCGCTTATGTCTGGTTCGGCACCAATCACTTCCTGGACGCGGCAGGGTCGCAGACTGACCATCCTGATTTTGACGCGGATGTGAACGAAGGCATCCGTTTCCCCCGTGCGGCGTCGGCAGAAAGCACCCTGTCGCTGCTCGATCCGAACAATGTATTCGTCCAGAGGAACGTCGGCGGCGGCCTGATCATTCCGGCATTCAATCACAACCTGCGCATGGATCTGACCGGGTATTCGGGCGAGACCCGGACGGCGCAATACACCTTTGAGACAACGAATGTCAGGCAGCTCATGCGCTCGCGCGAGCGCCGCCGCTTCGGACCGGAGAAGAAGGTCTGCACCAACGCGCGCTGGTGGAAGC